CGCAGCCATGCGCCAATACCAGAGCGACAGTAAAAACCGCCTGACGGCGTTTTATGACGTCCTGAGCGCAAGAATCGGAGAGAAGCAAGGAGAATATGACACGCTGCTGAAAAACCTCTCTTCCGGCGTTCTGCCGCCTGACGTCGTAGCGGATATTGGCAAGCGCATGGGAGAGATAAAGGCCGAGATCAAGGCTCTGGAAGAAACCAAACCGCCCGAAGACTATACGGTTGATACGATTCGGCAATGGCTGAACGCCTTGAAAAACAGCCCGGACGAAAAGGCTGTGCGTTTGCTCATAGAGCGGATCGATGTAGCCGGAGAAAAAAGCAACAACGTGTTCAACATACAGAGTACATTAAACACGTTGTTGGGAAAAATGGTTGCGGGGAATGGACTTGAACCAATGACCTCCGGGTTATGAGCCCGACGAGCTACCAACTGCTCTACCCCGCGATATTGCAAGAGTTATATTACCACAGTTTGTGCCGCCCGTCAACACCCAAACGAAAAAAATATTTTGACGGTCTTCGCCGTCAGCCCTCCATCTGCCGCCCGAGGAATCCCGCCACCGTCTGCGCGAGCTTGAATTCCAGATCCGT